CCCTCCCCCGCTCGCCGGCCTCGTTGTCTCCTCGATCGAGACACGAGGCCGGCACCTCTTGACACGAACCTCGAGCTCGGACTAGAGTCCAGCGACCACCACGAAAGGCACACGATGAGTAACAAGCGACGCAAGCGCCTCGGCTCGGAGAAGATCCGCCGCAACCTGGAAACGCGCGTCCTGCGGGGACGATTGAAGGCGGAGGCGAAGCAGCTTCGCGTTGAGGCTCGCGCGGTGCGCACGGCTGCGAGTGCTGAGCGCGGGGAGGCGTGATGCAGGGGAAGCGTTCGGCGGCTGCTCTGATCATGCTTGAGCATGGCGTTTCGACGATGATGCTGGCGCGTGTGCTTGGCGTTGGGGATTCGCATGTGTTCAAGTACACGAATGGTCATCGTGCGCTTACGGCGGTGATGATGTCGAAGATCCGGCGCGAGTATCCGAGCGTGGCTGACGAGCTGATTGCGGCTTGTGCTGAGGCTCGGCTTGCGCGTACTGCGGAGCCAGCGCGAATCACTCGCATCCGCGCACCCAAACGAACGTGGAAGCCGATTAGTCGAGCCGCTGATGCGGATTGGGACGGTAAGCTCTACACGATCGAAGAATGGCGCTCGCTGTTCGGAGCGCCAGGATCTTCGCAAGGCGTGAGTGGTCGCGTAGAAGGCTACTTCCCGACCGAACCATGCTTCATTGGCGAATAGATTGTTACGTTCAATTAGGAACGCGCGTGCGTAACAAACCTAGTCGAGCCAGATGATGTACTCGGCCGTAACGCGACCATCTTCAGGATCGATGAAGTGGAGGCGCTGCGAGGGTCGTCCCTTTGCGGCGACGAACTCGCGCGCATACTCGCTGCCGCTCTCCGTTGATCCCGTCATGAAGACGCGCCCACCATTCGGCAGCTGAAACTGCGACACATGATGGTAATGCCCGAGGTACACATCATCAAACGCTTCCGTGACGCCACTACTCCAAGCGGTGCTCTTCCGAATGATTCCGAAGGCGGGAGTATTGCCGCCGAAGCTCTTGATCTGATCACCATGCACGAGCATTGCGCGATACGCGCCAGCCTCGACGATCTCATACCAGGACGACGGCTCGTGCCAGACGAGACGATCCTGCGACAGCCGATCGCGGACGATGCGACAGAGGATTCGATCCCAATTGTCGGGAACGCCGTCGCTCTTTTTTCCGATTCTTCCGTGATTTCCCGCGACCTCGTAAACGCGCACCGTCTTGAACTCGGCAAGCAGAGCTAAGAGCACTTCCTCGATCAGGTTAGCCGCCTCAAACACCATGCCGAACAGCGTAGAGTCGACCTCGAACGGTTGTCCTGGAAACGTCTGGATGTTCTCGATCATGTCGCCGCCGAGCATCACGATGATCTCATCGACCGGATGCGCAGCGCGCTGAATCTCCGTCAAGCGAATCGTCTTCTGCACTACGCGATGAACACGCTCACGACACACATCCGAGTCGTACGAGCTCGTGTGCTTCCCGAGCTGCCAATCCGTCAAATGCAGGAGCGCCGTCTCGGCGTGCTTACTGCCACTCTCTTTCCGCTTAGGCGGAATCTTCACAGGCTTGGCATGGCCGGCGATCAGAGCAGCATCATGCGCAGCCGACTCGACCGCCGCCACCAAGTCTGCACTCTTCGCCTTCGCATCCGCAAGCTGGCGCTGAAGCCGGCGCAGCGTCTTTTCTAAATCAGCGGCGCGATGCTCAGTCTCTACCTCATCGCGGAGACTCATACGCACATCTTCCGATGCCGACGAACTTGCTTACCCTCCGGATGCACCGGATAACCGCGAGCCGTCAGCACGCGCGCAATGCTCGTTGCCGTATACGACGGGTCGGCTAGGCACGCGACGAGATCCGCAGCATCCTCGATGCCAAGATCATTGATACAGAAGCACACGATGCAATCATGCCGCGGCTTGCCATTCTCACTCGTGATCTCATCCAACAGACTCATACGCTCCTCCAGGCTTCGTCGTCATAGCGTACGCCACGCGCGCCGAAACTCCTACGTGATACGAATCAGGATCTGCGGCGGCTTCGCATTCCGATTACGACGCCACAAGCCCGAACCGTCGCTTTGTGACCCATAGTCGCCAGAGCTAGCGTTTCCTTCAATTGCGATGCACGCGCCCGTTACGAGATTCGGACGAGTAACGAGCAGCCCAATATGGTCTTGCTGCTTGTCATCATCGAACTGGTACGTGATCGCATCGCCCGTGCGGCTCGAGCGCCAACCGATGATGCTCATTCCGTACTTCTTCTGCTCGGCAGCAGCGACCCAATCAGGCACAAACGCCTCATTCATACCCTTGCAGAACGCGGCCCAACTCTTCCAACCCGCACACCGATACGCCCACGAAGTAGTCGCGGCGCACCACGGCCACGCGCCAGGCGAGAGCTGCGACCCGAGCTTCTGAATCTCCTCAACGTACGGGCCACGATTATTGCCGAATGTTTCGAGCGGCCCCTCGACGATGCGCATACACCAGACGGCGCGCTCGGCAAGCGTACCGGGAAGATCCTTGCCGATGACGAGCAGCGTCTTCGGCGTCAAATCCCCCGACTGCTTGATCCTGTTTTTCCGCTGTACACGCTTACACAACTCGCGCGCAGCAGAGCCGTACGTGTCGCTCAGATTGAAGCCCTTAGGGATCTGAATCTGGTTGCGCTTTGCATAATCGCGAAGCGCGATCTTGGCTGCCTGACGATGCGTCACGAGCGGCGAGGATCGGTGACAACATAACCCGCGACTGCGATGATGATCGTGATGAGAGCGCCCTGGACGAGCTCGGGAATCTCAAAGCCTGCAAGGCTCGCGCCCCACACGATGATCGTGACGAGTGCCGCAGCGAGTGTACTAGCAGCAACCTTGGGACTGACATTCTTCATAGCGTTCCCTCCTCGGGACTAGATGAATTGCGAAACGACCGCGGTGATCGCGCCCGTCAATGCACTAATGGTAGCGATAATCGCGACGAGCTGACCCTTCGTCATATCCGACCCGCGACGCATCGCCTCACGCTCCTCAAGTTTGAGAAGCCGCGCCTCGATCCTGTCGAGGGAGCGGAAGATCCGATCGATTTCAGCGTCAGACATAGCGTTACGACGTACGCCCAACCCATTCAGCGCATATCATGGTTCCGCCAAACTCAACATTTTGACCAGCCATATTCAATGCTCCGCCAGAGTTCTGAAATACGCCAATTGCAAAACTGTCGTTTGCCTGACATTCGATCATGCCAGATAGAGACATAATTGCGTCATTAGATGCTCCAACATTGGCAATTTGACTAGATGCCAAAGCCGTTGCTGCTCCTGATCTGATTCGCACAATACGCGCATAACGAATACCTGTCGCATTCGCTGCAAAATCAGCCGTAACAGAAACCAAATATACTCCAGCTGTCTGTACAGTAATATACGACGGAGTTGCCGATAGGGATACCATGCCATCTGTATCGAACTCTTCAGTAGAATTTGTACTGACATGAGTCATTATGGTATGCGTATTGTTTGGTATTGAGATTGTCGTACTATAGACAATCTTGCACATTGGTGGCACAATAAAATTGTTTACGTCTGTAACGATGACGTTATGCGCTGCTGCGGTATAGACATCACCGGCGACAGCGGAGCCCGCTGCTGTGTACGTCTTAGGCATACGAGTATTCTACCGTTTCTGTTAGAGGCCGAAGGGAGAGCCGACGACGGTTCCACCAGCAAAGAGGCTGACCGGGTTGGCAGTCGGATCGGACGACGATCCGAAGACGAAGGCGACGGTATCCGTCGAAGCGAGCATGAACTCGACCGTATGCTGTTTGGGCCGGATCTGGTGCCGGATGCCGATGATCTGGACAGCCTTCGATACGCGATCGCCGACGCGGCTGGGTTGGAATTGGATTGTCACGATATCTGCGAGCTCGAGGGCGAGCACGACGCTCTGCTGCGTTGCGGTGAGGGCGGCGAGTTCGACGGCGATCGCGTTGAATCGCAAATCCGGATCACCATACTTGTTCGCGTAGTATGCGGCGAGGGCGGCAGCGTCAGCGGTTCCCTGAGCACCAAGCGGCAAGAGGAGACCATTGACTTCGAGGCTCTGCACTCCGTACGTTGTCTGCGAAGTAGTGTTCGATGCGAGTTGTGTCTCAAGGCCGATCGGTGTGATGCCTACGCGGTTGTAGAGCAGCTCGGTGCCGTACGAGATCTCAATGTCCGTATACGGGATCGCGGTGCCAGCGTCCGAGAAGACGACGGTACCGGGCGCGAGTGCGCCAGCATTGCGATCCCGAAAAGTCACCTTGTTTGCCTTTGACATGAAGAGCAGTCCAGGCTCGGAAGCAGCGACGAGCTGCAAGTACTCGAGTACCTCGCGGCCCTGCTCTACCACATCGGCCTGGAGAGTCTGTACGCCCGTGTCAAGATCACGCAACGAAGCAGACCACGCCACCTCCGTTCGATCCAGCACGGCTCCAATCCGAGCGCCCGTCGTCTGAGCCGTCGCCGTATGCTGATTCAACTGCTGACCACCAAACAGGATGAAACCATCGACACACGCAGCCGACGCGGTAGAGTCGCCCTCTACCTCGAAGTCGAGACTCCAATCCTCCACTAGTCCCGTGAACTGCACCGCCGTCGACCCAGAGACGATCGTGCTGACTTTCATGTTCTTTCGCGGCTGAATGTTCGGATAGAACGGCGACGAGGTGTAGAACGGATCGAAGGCGCGCGTCTGATTCGTAAAACTCAGGTTCGCGCTACCCGTCGTGAAGCGATCAAGCTCGCGCGAGAGGCCGCGACTGATCGTCACGCTCGTCGTGTACGACGTGACATCATAAAACGCGGTGCCGCTTCCGCCGATCTGGACGAGAACATCAGGCGCCGGCACGAGACTAGCCCTTACGAAGCGTCGTCACGCGATTGAAATCCGTCTTCGTGCTACCCGTCGCCGTCTGACCAGCAATATTCTGAGTCACCGACAAGAGCGGCGCGCTGAAGGCTTGACCATTCCGCTTCTCAAATCGCTTGATGCTCTCGACGATGACGCGGCCAAGCTCGTCAGGATCAGTACCAAGCCCAGCATTCACCGTCAGATTGATTACCTGCGTATGCCCCGGTTGACCACCACCAACAGCGTCACGAAGCATATTCATCGCCGAAGTAGAGTTCAGAGGAATGACAGCCTCAGCACCAGCCTCACCAGCCGTAAAGACCTGCTTCTTCAGAATGCCACCCATCGCCAAGCCATACGCAGACCGCTGCGGCTTCCGATTCGATGCGTCCCACTCGGACATGATCTTCCGGATCTCTTCTGCCTCAGCACTCGTAATCGTCGCGCCACCAGGACTACCCGGACGCTTACGGAAATCCTGAGCAGCCTTCAACCGATCAGCGCGCCGCTTCGTCCACGACGCAAGATCAGCCTCAAAGCGACGCTGATTCTCAGCACGCTGAGTAGCAGACACGCCAGGAGCCTCTGGAGCGATCGGCTGACCCTGACCAGCAACACGCGCAATATCCGCCACAAGCGCAAGGACGCCCTGCAACTCGCGCTCAAACGCACCAGAGAAAGCAATGCCAAGCTCAGAGCCGAAGTCCGAGCCAAGATACCCCTTCAACTGGTTAGAGAAGTCAGCCGCCGAGATCAGTCCACGATTGAACTGCTCGATGAGATTGTCAATCGATTTCTTGTCTGTCTCCTCTGCATCAGCGAGTGCGCGCTCACGCAGCGTCATCTGACGATCAAGGAGGAGCTGATCCAAATCTAGTTGCGCGCTCGTCTTGTCCTCAGCATTTGCGAGTTCGTCTCGAGCCGCCTTCTCTGCGATCTTGAAACGCTCATCCTCAATACGCCGCTGCTCAGCCGTCGCCTCAGCACCCGTAGGCCCACCAGCCACACGAAGCAGCGCAGCACGCTTCTGCGACATGAACGACACGAGATTAGAGCCGAACGATTGGAGCTGACGACGCGCGTCCTGAATCGCAGCCTTTACCGTCTCCGTGATCAGATTACGCGCAGGAGCCTTACGGCTACGCGCAGCAAAAGCATCATCCACAACCTTCTTCAACGGGCCAGGCAGCGCATCCGAGGCGTCACTCAACGCATCCAAAAGCGCCCTCTTGATCGCCGGACCAATCTTCGCAAACTGATTCGGAATCTCCGCAACAAAACCACCCACAAACGCGACGGCAGCACTCGTACCCGAAATCCGCTGGAAAAACTCGATCACACCAATAGCACTCTCAAGCACGCCACGCATCGTGCTCGGCAACTCCTTGCGACCCTCACTAGAAAACGCGCCAATGAATGCCATCATCGTCCGCCTACCAGCATTCGCCGCACTCGCCTCAATGTTCTTGAAGAATGCATCGAACTGTTGGCGACCACTCGGAGTGAGCACGACACGCGCCGGCAACTCCACACGGCCCTGCTGATCCCACCACGTATACAAACTCCGAATACCAGACCACACAACATTGCCAATGCTGCCAATGATGAACTTGATCCGCGCCTCAAGCGTAGGCCGTTCGCGAAGCTGATTCAGAAAACCCGAAACCTTCGACGCAGCATTCGCCAAAGCGATCACCAGCGGAGCACCAATCGACTCGCGCAGATTCTCCACCGCCTCATTGAAGCGTTGGAATGATCCCGTAGCACTCTGCCCGAACGACTCGGCCTGACCCTGGACGCGACGCTGCACAATCGCGAGCGCCTCCTGCTTCGTCGTATTCTCATCCACCGTAATGCCGAACTGCTTGAACAGGCGCGTATTGCCATTGATCGCGCGACCAACCTGCATCGCATTCTTCTCAAGATCAGCAAAACCCGTATTCGCAGAAAGATCCAGCGCAAGGTTGAGGCCCTCCATCGCCTTCGTCGAGTCACCCGTCAAGCGAAGGATCGTCGTGAACGCGCGCGACGCTGCCTCATCATCGACACCCATCGTCGTCGCAAGCTGCGTGAACTGCTCCTGCAACTTATTGACATCATCACTTTTACCGAGCGATTGCAACTGACCACGGAGTGCTTGCGTGCTCTTTTCCGCCTCCGCAGCCGCCTTCACACTCTTATACAACTCGGCCGTAACGCCGACACCGATCGCGACGGCAGCTAGCCTACCGAACTTGGAAAGGCTCCCGCCAGCACCCTTCAAGCCTCGACTAAGGCCACTCGTATCAGCAACGATAGGGACAACGACAGCCATACGAGTAGTCTACCGCTTCCTGCTCAGAGTCCCGTGGCGCGCTGCCGAGCGCGCGTATACCGAGCACCCGAATACTTCATACGGAGCTGCGCGTTGATCGTGCGCTCCATGCTCTCCTTCGCCACAAAGATTGTCTTCCGAATGTCCGGCTCGTACTTTTCAACTGTCGGCCAGATAAATCGCGAAGGCTTGCCATGCTTCGCAATCATGTTCCGCGTGAAATTCGAGTTACTCACCTTGCCGCCCATATCAAGCGCATCAATAGCTGGAGCAGTAGACCGAATCCTGATCAGCAGCGTACGCTCACCCGTTCCACGCATACGCTTATTCTGAACACTCACATTCGTCCTGCGGCGCACATCACTCGCACGATACGCCGGCAATCGCTTTGATCCCGTACGCTCAACCACTCCAGGAGCAGCACCCTGCTTCGGCGGCTGCCACCTTGACAACGCCACTTCGGGGAACGATGAGCGAATAGCATTGACAATTGGACGCGCATCCGTCTTGAACTTCTTGCGCGCCTCTTTAGCGTGCTCAGGCGCGATCTGTTGAAGGATCTGCATCACCTGACCAATGCCCTCAACACGATACGGCTGTGCCATCACACTATCCTTGCGAGTGAACCGCTCGCCACCTGATGTAGCCGAGCATTGTCCAAAGCATACGCTCCGACTCGAGCAAGAGTTGGCTCGGAGCTATGCCCGTCTCGACCGCGAGACTCGCGATCAGCCAATGGGAGGAGGATTCTCCGAGTGCTCTAAAGGGGCCGACTCGGAACCTTCGATATCCTCGAGCGTCGCAACCCAATCCATGAAGTCCAGCGTTGTCTTGCCCTGGCGCTGAACACTATGCCACGCAAGCCAGACAAAATCGCGAGCGAAGATCGTATCGCCGCCAAGCTCGGTCGAAGGACGCTGAAACTTCTCTTCCCACGCGATCACGTCGACGAGCTCGGCGGTCACCATCTCCGTGGCGCCGCCCTTCGGCTTGATCTTGAACTGAACTTCCATCCTCATTCCCTCCAACTAGCACCCATGCGGGTGCGATGAGTTTAGGCTACAGCCTTCGTCACGGTACCCGACACAGGCCACGTGATCGAAGCCGTCGCGAGCTCGCCGACGGCGCCATTGACAGGCGTCCACTCGGTGACAAGCGGCGTCATCGTGTACGACGGGTTCGCGGTACCAACGGCGGTGCCGTTCGGCTTGACGACGAGCGAAGTGGTCGAACCGATAAGAGGATAAATCAATCCTTCTACTGCACTAAAGTCCTGATGAAGATCGAGCGTCACGCTGTTGTCCTGGAGTCCGCCGACACGAGTGACAGCACCCGTACCGAACGCGGTCGTCTCGACCTCATTGACCGAGATGTTGAGTGTCACCGAAGCGACATACGAGCTCACGTCGGTGCCGCCAAGCACCACGTTCGCGTTAGTCAATACGAGCTTTGCCACTTGGCTAGACCCCCTTCAAGGTGTCGTCGTGTTCCTTAGTCATTCTAGCCGACGATTTGGACGGTTCTACAGAAACGATCCGACCAGACCCCAGCAACCCGCAAAGCAGCGCCAGGCTGCCAATCTCCTCCTCAGAGACGAGCTCGCCACCCGTCTTCCCATACACCGTAAAACCCTCCACAACCTTGTACTGCTTCGCCATCTCGTCTCCTTATGCGTACACGATCACGCGGAACTCGATCATCAGGTACGTCGTATCGTTACCGTCGATCGTCTGAATGCTACCCGCCGACTCTACGATACTCGTCCTCGCATACCCGCCAAGCGTCGGATCAGCCTCAATCGCATACCTGATGCCGCCCTGATCATAAGAGAGGTACGTGTCAAGGCGATCCTCTGCGCTGCGCTCCGCCGCGCGCCCAACAATCACAGACACGCGGTACGTCTGCGTCACGAGGCCATTACTCATCGCGCCGTGATACTCAATCGTCTCCAGGCTCGGAAACGCAAACGGCGCGTTCAGATTGTCCGGCTGCCGATCATACGCGCGCAGGCCCGTGATCGTACCGAGCGCCGCTGCGAGCGCCGTCTTGATCTCGCCAACGGTCGCGCTCACCTTGCGTTCCGCATCTTCCGATACGGCTGCACAAGCTGCTCCACATCAGGATCAAGAAACCGCGACACACGCACAGCACCAAAATCCCCAAACCCGGCAACGCCGAGCGGCGAATCAAACCTCTTGAAGATTCTCGTAGCCTGGATGATTGTCGCCGTCTCAATTGCCTTCGGGATCGCCGGCCACCCCCACACAGCCGTGACGCGCACGAGTGCCTGCCCTTCGCCCTGGAGGACGCTCGTCGTCGGGAACACGTAATCCCCGACAGCGCGGACACGATCATACGCCCACGTAATTCCATCCAGCGTGCCGTTCAACGGCTCGAGCTGGTAATCCGTCGCAGCAAAAGTGACATCCCACACACCATCGCCGAGCGTGCTCGTCTCGATCGTGACGGCTGTACCCGCCATGTCATCCGTCTGCACGTACAGCGAATCATTCGTCGAGAAGACGCGCACCGCCGTACCAGCATTGTAGAAGCTCCGCATGGCGTAACCGTCGATCAGCCTGGACGCGGACTCCACGCTGCCCTCGAGGAGCGTATCGTCCGTCGAGTCGGAGATGCGAAGCGCAGCCTTTACCTGTTCGAGCGTGCAATACCCGTTAGCAATCACGCGCGATCTCCGTGAGCTTATTCTGCTGGATCTGGGTCATCTTGATTCCTCTGCGCTTGTTACAGGATTCGCAACTACACGCTAAGTTTGATTCTACCGATGATCCGCCCATGCTTACGGGAATCAGATGATCAATATGCATATCGGCGAGACTAATTGATTCCTGGCACATATAGCATCGGCCGCAATCACGCTCATAGATAAGCCTTCGTCTTGCAATTGGAATCCTCGTCTTGCCTCCCCGACGCTTGAAAACATGATCCATCGATTTGCATGTTTTGCTGCAATACATGGCATCTCGACGTTTATGAGTCAGATCATTTCCACACCTGACACAACAATCGTGAGCACGAGGCATCAGTCTGTTCAAAGATTGTCTCTGACGATTCTGATACCTATATCCGCATTTATAGGAACACGTTACTTGCGCCCATTGCCATGGCACAAACGATTGACCACAAAATAGGCAGTCAATCTGAACGGCATTTTTTCTGGTGCCGTTCGTGATCGCCATGCTCGTATTCTACCCGCCCGTGGACAGGTTAGAACCATGAAACCGGTACGTCCACGTCTCCTCCGGCACACACACAAACCGCGCGCCAGCGTCGAGCGCGCGAAGCCAGAAATCCCAATCCTCAAACCCATACGCAGAATCAGAGCGCCATCCGAGCTCTTCGCAGAGACTCGCTCGGATGAGCGTTGTCGCGGGAATATAGTTCTCACGCCGAAGCCGATCAGCATCAAACGGACTATTCGGATTGAAGCCGCGACCCGTGACGCGACAATACGAGTAGAGGATATCCGCCTCAGCCGAGTGCGCCACGAGCGTTTCTAGGTGATGCGAATCCATCAAATCATCATCGGCTAGTTGTGCAATCCAATCAGCCTCAGCAGCGATGCACGCTGGCAGCATCCGATTCAGCATCACCGCAGGGCCAACACGCTCATAATCCAGCATCACAACATGCGCCACCGGCTTGAGCGTCTGCGCCTTCACACTCTCCACGCACTCAGCACGAAACTCGGCGCGCTCCGGCAAGCTCGGCGTCATAACGACTACGCGCAATGATCCCACCGAATACCAGGAGACTCCACACCAATCAATAACCGGCGAACACCATCCTGCTCCACATGATCAACAAGAGCCTTCAGATGCTGCACAAACGCGCCACGCACAGCCCAAATAGGAACCCCATCCGTCTGCAACCTGCACGACATCGAATAATCCGACTGCGAACCATTCCCCCCACCAATCGCCACGAACGGATACTTCCGCCACAACTCGCGACTCATAAACGTCAGCGTATGCCCAGCAAACCACGTACGCACTTTCGCATCAGACTGTGCCTCAACATCCTCGCGCGTCGGCATCGTATAACAATCCAACGTAGCCATATCCTGCACAACCAAAGGCTCAACCGATAGATTCACAATCGATGATCGCTCATCCACATTGCAATACGCCGTGACAACTTCGCCGTCCACATAATGCTTCAGCACAAGACTGAGCGCATCAGCAGTCGGAAGCGAATCATCCGAAATAATCCCAATCGGATTGTAGTCGCACTCATCGATCAGAGCCGGCAGAAGCCCAGCTATCTGATGCTCGGTATAACGCTCAATCCAGAGCTTGCTAATCGGCAACGCCTCAAGCGCACTAATGCACTCGGGAATCCTTCGCGGATTCATAATGATCAAGAGTGGTCTAGCCATGCCCACAATCCCTGCGCCTCACGCTGCGAATCAGCCAGGCGCGCATACCGCTCCCACACCGAATCCGACAATAGATCCTCGGAATAATCGCTAGGCAGCGCAGCATCCTTACTCGTATTCGACCCCAGCAACCGTGCAGGGGCACCCGCAACCTTCGCATACGGCTGCACATCCTTCACAACGCTCGAGTTCAAGCCGACCATTGCGCGCTCCCCAATGATCGTCCACGGATGCGTCACGACACCCTGCCCGAACGTTGCAGCATCATCAATCAGCGTGAAGCCGCCAAGGATACTGAAGCTCCCCATCGTCACTCCAGCGCCGAGCTGCGAATCGTGCGCGATATGCGCGCCAGCCATCAGCAAACAATCCTCACCAACAATCGTCGGCCTAATGATTCCCTGATGTACCTGGACAAACTCGCGAATAC